ACCACCACTTGAATTGCTACTAGCACCTAGTGATACAAAGTCTGTTGTTCCTACTTCTAATATCTCATAAGTGTTACCGATTACAAATTGTCCTGCTGAAACTGTTTCTGGGTATGTAAAATCATTGAAGCCCAATGAAATGTTCAGAACACTATTACTTCTATTAACTAATCTTAATTCGTCATTGTATTCAAAATAGAATTCATTATGTGTAGGTAGTTTCAACTTAAATGATGATATACCATTCTCATATCTTTCAAGCATATCAAATTCTCTGGTAGTTGATAGATACGCAAAGTTGTCAATCTTTTTAAACGAATCATCAATGTACCAATCACCTAGACTAAAGATATAATCATCAGTGTCTATATACTGTTTATAATTATAATATTCTGTCTGTAATAGTTTTCTACTCATTGCATCGTTTACAACTGTTGAGAAGTTATCTCTCATTGCATATTTGTTTGTAAACCAATTATTCTCTGTTTCTTCTACTCTATAAACTCTCAGAACATCTCCGACGGTCATGGTGTGTGTTTGGGATATCTTTAAGTTAGAACCATCAATCGTTAAGTATTGAGCATTCACAGTTTTACCATCTGTTGTCACTGCGATATCATCTATTGTTAGTCCAGACATGAATTGTATACCCATGCTATCAACTGGTGTAACAACTGCAAAGTTAACATCTGTTAGTTGAGGTGCAGTAAGTTTAGTCGCATATGACTGCTTAATTGTAGTTCCAGATACAGAGTTAATCAGGTCATCCAAGAACAAATCAGGAACTGGTGTATGGTCATTCTCTGGTAATAGTTGCCAATCTGAATGTTCTTTAACAATTCCATCTTCTACTTGGTACTCTAATGATGCTGTAAGTGTTTCGCTGTTATATGATTTAGAATCATTACTCATAATAACACTTCGCTTGCCGACTGGTAAGAATTTGTTTCTAGGTCCATTTGATGCTAATAGTAATGATAAATCTTTTGCATCTTTGTCTGTTGTTGACCAGAAGAAGTATTCAATGACTTCTCTTCCTGCATCTTCGTCAAAGAATTTCTTCGAGTTGTATGCTTCAACTCCAACTGGTAGAGTCCTAGATTTTGTCCATTTCTTTACTATCAGTTTAGAATTATCTACAGTCTTACCCCAATATCTTCTTACAAAATCAATATTCAAGTTACCAGCGGAATCACCATAATCATTATAGCGATAGAAACGTGCTAAGTCTGTATCCCACCACATTTTGTTTAATTTTTCATCTAACCAAGCATCATTACTTGATGTTGTATCATATTTTGCTGGGTCAGTCCACATAACATAATCTAGTTTAGAAATATTTGACCCTGCCATCTTAAGATTAAGTGGGTCATAAATGTTATGAATTATGAAGTCTTCACCATTTTGGACAATCAAACGTTTTGTTAGATTAGTATCTATTACCGATGCCTGTTTTGCGTGTACTGTTTTACCAGAAATCGGATTATAACTTAGTACTGCCCATCCGACTGTATCATAATCATCTATCCATAACTTACTTGCACTATTTAACCCTAGTTCTTGTTCGAATTCAAGTCTTGTTGTTCCGTTATAATCTGGAGTATATCTTACTGACTTCCAAAGCATTGCTTTGAAGTTTGCATTTGATGTTACGTTAGAATATGTTAATGATAGTCCAACCTTAGTTAGTATTGCATCAGGAGTTCCTGAGAATGACATTGATACACTATCATTTGTAAATATCATTCTACCATCACTTGATACACCAACGACAACATCAGAGGCTGATGTTATCTGGCTAGCGAATTCTAATGCAGTAGGACTTGTTGATACTGTGTTAGTATATGTGCCTGCTGTTATTCCCATATCAGAAAGAGGGTTTCCAAGAATATTAGAAACAATTATTGTCTTTTCTGAACTTGTTATTTTTACCTGTCTATCAGATTTAACTGCAAATGCAGTTGATATAGTGAATACTTGTGCGTTTAAGTCAGATACTATTGTGTCTGTGGCATCTATCGCAACTGTAGTTGTTACAAAGCCTAATCTACTCATAGCGCCAGAAGTTACTTCAACGATATCTAAGTTGTGATTTGTGCTTGATATCTTAAGTGTTCCTGTTAATACAGATGCTGTTACACCTGAAATAGACCTTGCATTAATCTGCGTAACAACACTATCTATCGTTGGGTTTTGATTAGTCTCATATGTTCCGGCAGTTATGCCTAATTCACCTAATGCTGTGCCAGAAATTACCATTGAACTTCCAGAACTTACTATAGTCATACGGTTATTAGAATCTATTGTAGCAGTTATATCAGATATTGCAGTTAAGTCTGTTGCTAAATTATCTAATTTAGAATCTGTATATGAGTTCGTTGTTGATAGTCCTAAGTCAATCAACGACCCACCAGTCATAGTCAATTGTGGTAATGAAGTGGTCAAAACTAATTGATTTGAAGATGTTGATGCAACAACTTGACTTGTTCCTGTATTAATTGCAGTTACGATTGCTGTTAAGTCATCTCCACTTGTTAGTGAAATAGTGTCACCATTAATTGTCAACGGCTTCGTAGATGTCATTGTTGGCGATGTAACTGTGCCTTGAACCGTCAAATCTTCTACTGTCTTTGTCGTTGCATCGATAATAACTGTGTTGCCTGTCGTTAGTGAAGAACTTCTTGTAGCAGTTGTAGTTTCTGATATAGTACTAGACTGACTATAATCGATGGTCAATGTTGTGCCATCTATTGTTACCTGGTCACCTTGTGTTGAACTAAATGCGCCAGTTGTAGTTGCTACAGTTCCTGAGAACGTTACTGTTGTGTTCGTTCCATTTTCAACTAATCCATCATCATTGTATACTACAAAACTTGCTTGTTCTCCTTCTGTAACTACCGAGTTTGCAACTGTGCCTAGTATTGTTATACCAGAACTAGTTGCACCAGATGGGGCATAAGTGTGTTGTGTGCCATCTATTGTTATAATATCTCCACTTTCGAAAACTGGATTACTAATAGAACCAATCGCTTCAACGCCAGAATTTGTACTCGTAGGTACAAATATACTATTAGTTGTCGCTGAGTCTATTTCAATAGTTAATGGTTCGAAGTCTTCTTCGAATATTAGATATTCATGTATGACTACGCTGTTTACTGTTTTTGTTCCATTCGCAGATAACAAATAATATCCTGCAATTGTTGGACTTATCTCATCGGCATCTATTTTTAAATAAATTGGTTTATTAATAGATGTAGAATTAATCGCAGATGCAGTACCAATATATAGTTGGTTATCTGATGTTTCACCTACATAACTTATTTCAGCAACTTCACTAAGACGCACAACATCCCAATCTCTATCTTCGTCTGTTTGTAGCCAAGCAGTGTCGCCCTCATACAACGTAACACCAGTCAGTGATGTCAAGGAATCATACGTGCCAGTAATATACGTCACATCTGATTCGTTTACATAACCAGTAGTTTTAATTGCTATATTATTTTTCTTAGTAACTGGTAAAAGTTCTTTAGTATTATCTTGGTATTGAACTAAGAATGGATTTTGGACCATGTCAGTTACTGTAATTTGTTTTGACATTGTGTATTTTGATGATTGGTAACCGTAGTCACTTAATCTTACTGCCCATATATCTGAGTGTGTAATATTTTCAAAGTCACCATTTTTATTGACAATCTTATTGATACTAGAAACAGTTGCTTTATGGGATAAGAAACCTTTGTAGAATTCTAATTGTGATTCTCTTTCAATGCCATGATTTGTTAGATATGCTCTTGTAGTATATCCATATTGATTTGATTTTAAATTGTTTAATATAGATAGACCTTGGTCAACTAGCGTATCTCTGTAGAACTTAGTCTCAGCAATCATTGTGTCAAAGTTTGGTATCAGTTTGTCATTATGGACAATATATCCATCAACAGTTAACGTGCCATCCCAATCAACAGTCCTGTTACAATCAATTTGCATTCTAAGATTTCTAGTATGCGAATGTGGGTCATATATAATGTCACCATAACTGTCAACTCTATCTACAACAAAGGCATGTTCTATATCTCTTATGTCCATTTTCATTCCATAAATAGGAACATTACTTGCAAATGTTAGTTTTGAACCATCTGTATGAAAGTCAACTTCAGATGTTGGTATGCGTCTACCAGATGCATCTAAGATACGATAATAGTTTTTAAAAGTTTCTGTTGAAACACTAGCAACACCATAATCTGTGTTGAATATACCACCAGTTAACAACGGAGTAAGAGTAATAAAATCACCTACTGAATTGTTTTCTGACTGCCATTCTAAGAATTTTAATAATAGATTTTCCCAATCTACTGGTTCACCGAAGTCAGTTGAATCTGTGAATTCCCAGCCTACTAATTTCAGATACTCTTCATATCCCATTATTAGATGTGCTACATCATCTAGTGTTTGTAGTACATCACCGTAATTGTAATTCTTTACAGTGTCATCTACTAACTTATTGTATCCCATTGCTTGAACTTTATTTGTTGTCGGCCACTTAGAAACTGGTTTCCAATTTTTAATACTTTCATCAAAATCTGATGGAGCAGTATGGCTGTTAAGACAAACATAAGGAACATTGTTTCTTAAGATATAAGAATCTAATCTATAATATTCACCAGCATTCCAAGTCTTTAACTGAAGTTTGTCACCTTCTGTTTGAAATGCTTTTTCTCCACTTGCTTTGTCCCAACCCATTGCGTAAAATGTAGGATTAATTTCATCATATCCATGTATTCTAAAACCAAACTTGTTAATTTTAGGCTGTGATATTAATGTCCATTGACTATAATCAAAGTTTATTAGGCTAACATTACCATTGCCTGAACCTAAACCAGTCGCTACGAATGAAGTGCCGAGATTATTATTTGTAGAACCAACTAGTGTAAAGTCAGTTGACCCAACATGGTTAATTTTATATGTTGTTCCAATTATAAATGAGCCTGCTGGAGTTGTTGATTCTTTTGATGATAATCCCGTTACTTTTCTTTTATAGTACTTGTTATCATTTGAATTTAAAACAATATCACCTTCAACATAACTTGCCAGGTCTGCATATGCATATACTGGATATTTGTCTTCTATCGATACTTTTTCTAATACTATTGCACTGAAGAATTCACTTCTATTCGGTACACCAGAATGTACGAAGAGGTTAAAGTTGTCTGTTGGCAATTCAGTGTATCTACTGTTTGATAGCGAGTTGTTTTCTGTTTGTAATTTAAAGTTGTTTACAAATCCACCTAACTTAGAACCCAATTTGAATGTATAGTTTTGTTTGTCAGCAATTACATCATCGTTGTTTATGCCTTCACTCTTGTTTGAGAAAGAAATAATGTTTGCTATTTGTGAACTATATGAGTCCATAATCTCAAATGGTTTTGACAATAACATTAACATAAATTCGGCAAAAGCAAACTCACTACTACGTGTCCATGCTAATTCAACTGGTGAGTTATCACCAAATTCCCATGCTTGGTCCATTTCTAATATATCACTAGATGATATATCATTGCCAAAGAATAGAACTGCTGGAGTTTTAAGATTACCAGAAACATCAACTGGAACTGGACAATTCAAAGAATTTGTTGAAATGAGTTTGTTCCAAAATGCAATCGTAGTATAATCTGAACCGTAAGTTGTATCAAAGTTTGTTGGCTTTTGTGATTTCTTTATTGCTTTCCAAGGTTCTTGTAGTGGTCTATCTGTACCATAAGAATATAATAATTGACCTCTCCAATAACCAGCCGCACTATCATTTTTCGCTCTATAGTTCCAAGTCTTGTATTCAGATGGCGATGCATCAAATGATTCGTTATTTAAATCATCAATGCTATTTCTCATCATCCATTTCTTAAAGAATGGATACATGATGTATTTCTTTTCAGAGTTTGAATAGTCTGAGCCTGTTGTTCCGTATATCGCATAGTTCATACTTGTGATATCAGAACTCGTATTGTCTGCTAAGTTATTAAAGATTAAAGTTTCGAATGCAAGTAAGATTGTATCTATTCTGTTTACTTGGCCATTAACTAATGGGTATGCAGGAACTAATGAACCATCATGTCCCTTAATAAATTTAGTAGGCGTTTCATATCCATTATCTGTAATAATCTCTGGAATATGTGCCGGTGTTATAGCAAGTGATGTTGCACTAGGTGGAATATATGTTTCTTTAATGTTAGTGTAGTGTCTTACTTTGATTGTATCACTTGATGTTCTTGTTGATGTGAAAAGAATTTCTGTAGCACCAGAAGACAATGTGTAATCTACATTCAATCTTTGTACAACACCATCTAATATTACAACTATATTTTTATCATATAATATAGAATCTCTGAACGTAGGCATAACTTGTTCTGTTGCACCATCAATCACAGTTACGTCAAGTTCTTCATAGTGAGCATGAATTTCACCAAAGTTTAGCATAGTGCTGTCTCTAAAGATGCTTACGCTTGTTTGTTTGCCCATAGATATTGTGTTGATTGCTTCTTCTAAGATAAGTAAATCACTTTTTGTATCACTTGCACTATCAGATAGGGTTTCAATAATTGTAGTTAGAAACTTGTTTTTGTAACCGTTATAAGAGTTAGATAAGAACTCTGTTGCTTTGATAGGGTTATAGTCTTCTCTAGTCAATGCAAAGTATGCCTCTTTAATATCTACACTGTTCGTAACTAGAACACTACCTTGACTTGCATGTCTTAGTTTATCTGAATTATTACCTATTTTTCTATAGTTATTTCCTGCGTCTGGGCTACCAGTCAATCCAGGCGCTGTCTCAATTATACGAACAAAGTGTTCATAAACTAAAGAGAATGTCATCTCTGAATTTGAATATGATTTATTATCAACGTTATATTCTAATGCAGGATTAATTCTTTGGAATACACCATCGCCGTCAAATACAACTGGAGTATTTGTACAATAATCAACATATATGTTTCCAGTAATTGGTGAAGTTAGTGTAATTTTCTTATCAGAACTAGAGTATGAATAGTTTCCTATTTGTTTTTGTCCGTCTATATATAAGTCTATTGCATTAATACTTTTAGGAGCCTGAAGTAATTCGATACTTGTAGCATCTACTTTGTCGCCGATTTCTTGTCTTAAGTTTCTATAATCAAAATCAGTTTTGAGTGTCAGAGACTTGTAGTCATTTTTCAACTTGTATGTCAAGTCATTTGTCAAATCAATATTGAACACATATTCACTTTGAAAATCGCCGGCTTTTAGTTTTGGCTTAAATCCTAATTGTTTGTCTAACGTATAATTTTCACTAACTACATAGTGAAATATTTTTATATCATTGGCATATACATTAGAAGAATTGTATGCTTTGAAACTTGGTATGTATTGCCAAGATGCTGAACCTGTGCCAGAACCCACGTCTGTTGCAGTGAATGTTGTGCCAATCTCATTATCTGATGCACCGATTGATGTGAAGTCTGTCGTTCCTACGGAAGCAATGGTATATGTAGAACCTACTACAAAAGCACCAGCAATTGCAGATACTGTTTGTGTCAATGATACTGCGGCACTTTCATTACTTAATTCTAGGTCTTCATCAAATTCAATAATTGGTCTTGTTGCTTGTGCTATTTCATCAGAGTTGCTATCAAATATAAAGTCCTTGATGTCATCATAGTGATACCAATAGTTGTTTTTTGACCACCAGTTTGTTGGTGTTGTAGTTCTATTGATTGTGACATAATGCTTATTTACTGAACCCGTAATGTGAGCATGAAAGTTTGGCGAAACCCAATAATACATACTATAGTTTATAAACTTATCTAAATCTATAGGTAGTGCAACTGTGCTTAATGTAGATTTGCTATTGAATAATCTTCTGTGGTCGTTTGTTAACGCACCTTTATTATACAATGCATTCAGTAAGTCATCATAGTAAACATTATCAGTTGTAGTTGTATTCGTAAATGTTGGTTCTAATCCGTAATTATCTCTTGCATATGATGTTGGTGGGAAAGATAGATAAATGTCATCACTCTTAAATATTCCCTTTTCTTTTCTACCTACAAATGCTTTTGTTTTCTCCATCTCACCGACAGAGAAAGCACGGTTAAGTGTCGTTTCGAAAATCGATTCTAACTCACGGTTTTTTAGATGTCCTGGTAAAAAGTCATAAATCTTCTTTGCCATGTTATTCGCCTACTAATTCAGATTGTGATAATTGTTTGATTATTTTTACATCATTAGATGTAGTGACTGCCATAAATATTTCATTTAATGAACACGAGATACTAAGTAAATTTGTAAATTCATTTGTAGAATATTTAGGAGTAATTACTACACTCGAAATATAATCTGCTAATTCTTTATGTAGATACGCCGCTAGTTCTGAGAAATAGAATGTAGCACCAAAGTCCCAGTTATCAATTGAGAAGTATTCATTTACTTTATTAGACACTGCTGTTTTGATTTCACTGTCAGTATATCCTACTCCCAACTTCTTAATGACCTTAAACGTTGCTTGGTTTTCATTTTTTGCATACGAACCGAATAGATATTTAAACTCTACTGGAATATAAGCAATATGGTCACCGATGGCTGCCTTAGGCTCAATAGTGTTCATTAATTTTGATAACTCATAATTATTTGGTGCGATTGGCGTTGCTGTTTTAAATCCATTTGCTGACCACTTCTCTACGTTTCTTACATAGTCTGAACCCAACACATACATATCTATAATATTACTTGTACTAGGGTCAATTCTCTTATCTAGGTCTGCATAGTGGTCCCATCTGAAACTTGTAAACGCATCTTCAACAAATGTTACACCTTCTGTTGGTGTGTATGTTACTGTTCCGTGTGATATTACATTGTTTGCCGCTGGCACTTTTGGAAAGTTAGTATTCCATGAACCTGCGATACGTTTATACCAAGTGCTTGTAGTTGTGTTGAACCATAATGTAGCAGTTGAAGGCATTGAATTATCTGGAATACCAGCACTTATCTGTGCGGCTGCCACTGCATATTTTGATGTTCTCTGATATTCAATATTATCTTTTGTATAGTTTTCCATTACTATTGTTGCGCCTGACGTAACATCAAGTAAAGCAAACGGATGGTCATCTACACTTCCTGCATTCAATTTAACTTTTGTACTATCTTTATATCCAGCATCTGTCAAATAGTCATCATACACATATGATGCAACTGATTGATATACCGATGTAGTTGTTACACCAACTCTTGCCAAGGCAAAAGATGCTTTAACTCTGACCGATGAATTTGTAAGGTCTGCCAATGTTGCTCCTGTGCCTATATTCACATCAATCAAATCATTTACTGAGACTGGATATGTCCAGAACACAATCTTATAATTAAGTCCCGATGTGTTTGTAATAGTTACGTGGTCAGTATCAATGTATGTGCCACTATCTGTTCTAAGAACAACATTACTAGATGTAAGTGGTGTTGAACTTGCGATAGTGAATTCACCATATGCAGTCTGTTTAAATTTAATATCAGCATCTGCTGGTGTGATGTTTAAAACGTTTTGGTTTCCAGATGTAGAAGCATCTGTGTCTGCATGTTGGAATGGTAATACAAATTTATATGTATCAGTATTAGAATCGTAAGTTGTAACTATTTCGTTTTGTTCTATTCCATCACCTACATCTCTGAAAACGAAGTTGCTAGTAGAAGTAGCAGTAGCAAAATAAGTTAATAGAGTAGATTGTGATGTATCGCCTTTGAACCCTTTAGTGGTCAAGTCATTAGTAGATATAGTAGTAAAACTACTTTCTGCATTTGAATCGTCTTCAGTACCGTCGTAGTTTATAACAAGATTAGCATTTGATAAGTTTTCTTCTGAAGTTGCTGTTGTAGTATTATTTGCACCAACTAATGTACCAAGTGAAACTACAGTAGCCAGATTATCAATTTGTATTTTAAGTTTATCTATTCCATCTCCTAAATCAGTAGCATCACCAATTTTATTACCAGAAGCACTAGTAGGTGCAACTATGTCTGAAGAATCTAATTTATAATCTAATCCATCTTCTGAGATAAGAAAATGTTCATAAGTTACTCCTGATATCGCATCTTGTGTATCTACAAATGTATACGTTTCTCTTGCGCCAGTGTGTAAGAAGTCTGCATCAAACTCTGCTCCAACTGTGTTGTATGCAACTGGATTTTTTACTTTACCTTGTCCAATAGTAACACTAGGACTATCTTGTGATGCATTAAAGTTTGTATCACTACTAGAAGTTTTGTAGTTAAGAAGTATTTTGTCTCTTGTTGATAGTTTCGTTTCGTTGTCAATAACTTTTGTTGTGTTTCCGTAGAAAAACTTAACTTGGTCTCTACTTTCAAATGCAACTTTTTTACCTACAATTTCTGCTACATATTCAGATTCGTTATCTCTAATACCAGAAGTATAGTTGAATACAACATGAGCATCGGATGGAGTAGAACCTGTGTGAACTTGCCATTGCCATTGACTTGCTGTACTTGTGATTAAACTATATTTTATAGTAAAGGTAGATTCTGTAGCACTGTCAATTTTTGTTTTTATGTCTGTGATTTCAGCATCTGTAAATCTTGTTCTTAGACCTCTAACTGCACGTACTACTGTACCATTATCTGGTATTGCTTTGTTTAATGTGTAGTTCTTTGAACCGTCAGATAAAGCGGCAGAACAAGTGATAACTTTTGCCCAAGTCATATTTGTGCCAACTTGTAATTCAAACATATCTCCTTCATATATTGTCGCTGTAGATGAAGGTATGTTGGTGTTAATCATCATTGTATCACTAGTAGAAACCGAGTATGATAATGCAATCGCAACGTTTACTGCTACATTATCTTTGTTCTGATAGAAGAAATAATTTAAAAGACTTGGATGTTTGATTGCTTTTGTAAGTTCATTTCTAATGAAGTTGTCACTATTGCCTTGTGTCTTATTATATCTCAATGGCATTTTTATTGTTTCATCTTCTACAAACAATGTACCGTCTGAACCTGTTACACTTAGATTAGAGTGATGACCTAATACGTCATCCATCTCAAAGAAACGAGAGTTTCCTGCGAATGATGTATTAACTGATTTTAATTTTCTGACAACATTAGTACCAAGTGTTAACGGGTAAACATTATAATCTTGTGCATTTACCATTCTATCTTGTGAGTAATAACTTCTTGGTGCAATTCTACGTACACTTGCGTATGTTTCACCAGAGTAGTTTTCAGTAAAGTCTCTAGTACTTGTTAGTGTAAATGTTAATCTATAAACTCTATTATCAGTAGCAACGTATGGAATTGTTATTGTTGAATTTGTAATATCACTTGCATTTACAGAGAAGTCATCATTATCTACTTTTCTATACCAAGTTCTGTATCCACCTGATGCGGCGTTTCCAAATATCCCATCAGGATAAGTAAGTTGAATTGAGTTATTGTCTAATGTAGTGACACTTACTATATCGCCTGTGCCACTTCTTAATGCATTGTAAATTGCAGTTTCACGTGTGTTGTTGTCTACTTTAGTAACACTAGAGACATACTGTTTTTGAGAATTTATTTTTTGTACCCAAACATCTGTATGTGATATATCAATGTCTTCAACTTTCGCTATTCTGTTAGAAATTACAGTATTATAATTGTTATCTTGCAATTGTAATGTTCCTGCACTAGCGTAAACAAAGAAACCAGTTCTGTCACTTGAAGAACCTAGATTGTCATTTCTGTTTATGATTGTAAAGTTTTTATTAGCGTTTGGTTCGTCTTCATAAATTGTTGATGTAAGTTTGTCAGCAATAACACGAACTGCCTCAAAGTTTCTATTCGCACCTGAGATGTTTGCTCCGAAAGAATAATTTATATTCTTTGATAATGTGTCTTCATTTATTTCATACAACGCATGTTCTACATCTGCGATTGTTAATTCTGAAGATGGATTTTGAATTTTTGTATTACCAGCGAATGAAGAGTTTAGAATACTAATAAAGTTTTCATACCAGTCTGCATTGTTACTGTCATTCCAGTTAATAGTTTTGCCGGCGAGAGAGACACCTTCATTATCTTTAACTGCTTCAGTAGTTGAAACGCTGGAGATTTTCATAAAACCTTTTGCGTTGATTGGTCTAGTTTTATTATAACCTAGAGATTTAGCCATCTGAAGAACACTTGCTCTACGTTCTGCTGTGTCCATGAAGTTTTCTCTAGTGTTCATGTCTAGTCTAAATGATAGACTATGTCCTAGATATGCAACTAAGTCTAATATTGCAATAAATTCAGAACTTGCTACGAAATCATTAAATTTGTCAGGATAAGTTTGTGCTGTGTAATCTAGTAATGCAGTTCTAATGGTGTCGAAGTCATATGCTTTAAGACTGATGTTTGAATAGGCAGTATATACCGCTGTCCAACTTTCACTTGCGAATAGATTGTCTGTACGTTCTTGGCTCATATCGTTCTCTCTGTTATTCTCTGTCTAAATCTATATTTAATTCTACTGGCTCGTTGAACGGCAGAATTTCAATTTTCAAAATAGCATTTATTGTATGGTCAGAGTCTGCTACTTGTATACTAACAAATTTGCATCTCGGGTCATCATTTATAATATTGGTTAAGTCTTCTTCAATTAATTCAGTTGTTAAATCAGTCAATGGCTCAAACGTCATTTCATGTATAATTGACCCATAATTAGGCAACATGACACGTTCTCCCTTTCGGGTCATTATTTGGTTCATCAGGTCTTCAATCACTAAGTCTTTATCTTGTAACTCGTGGTTTATCGCCTTTTTGTTTTTGGTACTGAAACCGCTGTATAACGCCATAACTCTTTTTTTCTCTGTAGTTTATGTTACATGTATTTATCTCCACATAATATTCGTAGTTTTAGATTGACAAATAGGTTCAATTCTGTTATTATAGTACTAAATAATATTATTAAACACAACTAAGGATAAAATAATGCCAAATTTAGTACCAATGGTCGTTGACCAGTCAGCAAACGGAGAACGTAGTTACGATATTTTCTCTCGTTTATTAAAAGAAAGAGTTATATTTCTGACTAGTGAAGTGAATGATTACCAAGCAGATTTGATTTGTGCCCAGTTATTGTTCTTAGAAGCAGAGAATTCAGAAAAAGATATTCATTTTTACATAAATTCTCCGGGTGGAGCAGTGACTTCTGGTATGGCAATATACGATACTATGCAGTTTATTTCATCTCCAGTATCAACTACGGTGATGGGGCAAGCATGTTCTATGGGTTCATTACTTGCTCAAGCAGGTGCTAAAGACAAAAGATATGTATTGCCAAATAGTCGTACAATGATTCACCAACCAAGTGGTGGTGCAGGTGGACAAGCAACAGACATGGAAATTCAAGTCAAAGAAATTCTTAAAATGAAAGAAAGACTAACTGGAATATATGTTTCACATAATACTGCTGGAAAGACATTCGAAGATTTGACCGAAGCGATGGAGCGAGACAACTTTATGTCTGCTGAAGAAACTGTTGCTTTTGGACTAGCAGATAAAGTTATAGATAAGCGTTAGAATCCAGGAACGTTACTAAACATTTTTGAAGTTTTCATTTTTCTTTGTGCTAGTTTAGTATCTACTTTGCCATTATTCTTTATGTTGCTTTGAATTTCATCTGTGATTGAGTACCAATCTTTTTCATTTATAAGTTTTATAATTGGACTATCTTTTATGGTATCAACACCTTCATAAAAAAAGTGATATAGTAACGCATCATATTGTGGTTGTGCAATCTTTACTGTAATAAATTTCTCTAATACATTACCTATGTTTCTTAATTGTTTTTCTAAGATAAACTCTGCCATACCTTTTGTTATTTTACCAACAGAAATATCTACACGGGTAGAAGCAACAGTGATATATCCATAATCAACTTCAGTATCTGAGATTTTATAATTATATCCAACCACATTATCTTTAACAGTGAGTGATGGTTTGTTATCAAGTATGATAGCATTTTTACTCACAGGTGAAAAAGTTAAATCCTTAACATTACTAACTTGTACCCTTATGTGTGATAGTATATAAGTTGGATTACCATTCTCATGGTATCCCGTTCCTAAGAAAGTACCATTATCTGTTATGACATTTAATGGCATTTGTATGTAATTTAGTAATGAGCCGGGACGTTTATCGTATATCATTTTTTTAATCCTGATTTATCTAAGCCATCATCACTAGCCATTAATTTTGCAAAATTACTTGTGTCTGAGTCTTTGGCATGTGGTCTAATAAATGGTTCATGTGTTGGCAGTTCAGATACAATTGTTTTTTTAAGTTCTGTTGTTTCTAAGTCTTCTATATCTGGCATATCACTAGTTAAGATAAGTTCTGATTCTGGTGCTAATGGTCCGTTTAGATGTAATACTCCATAAGTCGATACAACACAATTAACACCAACATTAATATTCATTCCTGCTTCACTTTGTAAGAACTGTGTTCCTGTACTTCTTAAATGTAGTTCTTTATCTGTGTTAATTTTAGTATTACGGAAACTACGAATGTTTATATCTTCTCCGGCTTCCATGTTTATATTTTTGTCCGCTCGTAAGTTAAAATCTTTTTGAGTTCTCATGTTTAAAGAACCTTCAGCATATACCATGACTTCACCACCAGCACCGATTTCTACCCATCCAGAACCAGTACTATTCACTATGTAAATAAAGTCGTTGCCGCCATCACATGTGATTGCCGCACCAGAAGATGTTGTTATCTTTATTTGTTCTGCATGAATTGTACCGTCATCTGCAATACTTCCGTCATCTATAGAAACAGATGAACCACCAGATGTTTTGAAACCCATAACTTTTGCATGTTGCACTGTCTCATATGCCGCATCTCTGTAAGAACTTGTTGTTGTTGGTCCTCTATATTCATCGGACAACGTGCCTTGGTCAGCAAGTATTTTATTGAACGCTGAGTTGGGAAGTTCAGCACCGTCTACTTCTGTATCTGATACTTCTGTAAAATCTTTCATAACAGAAACATCCGCATAAGCACCTTCGCCTATACCACTACCATCAATGTGTGGATTTCCTAAAGGACCACCAGCAACTATATCTACTACTGGGTCATCAATAGCAAACCAATATGCGTCTTTAGTAGAATCAATATCTGCAAAAAAGCAAAGTACAGTTATTCCCGTTTTATCTGGAACATTGAATATAGATGAACTTCTTGCAAGTTTGAATATCGTTGGATTATCAGGACTTTCTCCTAATGCTGGAATATATGCCGCAATTCTTCCTTGTCCCATAGGGTCAATTAGTGATTCGCCAGAGGGTGTTTCTGTGACTGTAATTGCTTTGTATATATTGCCCAACTTAGGAACCATTGGGTTTGCCATTTTAGCATATTGTTCATCTTGTGATTGTTTTAATGTATTATCTGCCATGTTAATTCTTCTTTATATAAAAACTAGGTAAATTTAAATTTACTTTCAATGTTCCGCCTAGGGTTCCACTGGTTGTAGTTGATGGTATTGTTGGTAAATCTGCTTCCAAATCAGGAAATAATTTTGCGATATCTTTCATTAATGTCGTATGATTTGCAATAACACCAGGATACATATCATCATAACTATTTGTATATAGTCCAAATTCATTACTAGCATCTTCAATAATCTTAACCTCACCATTCGCATCTACATATTGTATATCAGCAATATTGTTATAATCATTTACTTCATATGAGCCAAATTGGTCTGTGCCAGTGAAACGTGGTACACCTTTAGTGATAGCATCATATATCACATATGCTTGATTCATTTGTTCTGCTTGATTTGTAGTAGCCGAATACATTGCTAACTGGTCACTTGTGATATCTGACGGTGGAATAAGGATAAAATCACCAGTAGATTGCTCTTTCACTAGTGAACGTTCTGCTGAAGTAAGACCATCATTGACAGGTGACATTATTGGCACATGTGTATATGTTCCTGCTTCACCTGGTATAGTTCTTATATACGTGGCAGTTTCTTGTGGTAAAAATAAATCTTTTTCAGCAATTTGTAATTCTAATTCTCTTTTTCTGTCCATGTCTGCTTTAAGTGTGACAGGATCCAAATTGGGATACATGTTTGCCACAAGAGTTGTATGCTCGGCTTTTAATGCTTCTATCTCACTAAGTGTTTCATTAGTTTTAACAGCCTCAGTAACTATTCCTCTATTACCAGTCTTAGAATTTTTATTAACTACGTTGATTGCGTTTGCATAATCATTTACTTTTGACAATTCAGCCTTTGATAGAACCGATAATCTACCCTCATTTCTAATCTTAGTAGCCATATGTCCGAGCATCTCTGTTCTTTCGGCCTCAGATACTGTTATTCCTGCTTCTTTTATCTTTTCATCTAAGACTGTCGCACTGTTTTCAAACCACTCTTCTTGTTTTCTTTCTAAAACTTGTCCTGTGAAGTCTCTCGGCCATCTTACTGGATATGTTTTTATAGACTCATTAATCACATTATTAATCTCGTCATTCAATGTCTTAACATCTTGTGTTTCTGCCGCTGTTAGAGTTCCAGTTTGTATCTTTTCTATTTCAAGTCTTCTTGTCTCTGGATTGAAAACACGTGCTTTATTTATAGATTCATTTATTAAGTCAGAATTATCAGATGTATCACCAATAGAAACTGCTGGCATTTCAGCATTAACAAATGATGATTTGCCATTTAGCAAAGCATTGTGTCCTACTGATGACAACAACTCGCCAATTTCTTCATTTTGTAATTCTTCTACTATTATTTCTGCGTTTCTTTCTCCATAGAATATTTTTGCGATT